TAATTGTTTAAAATTAAATTGTGTCATAAAATACTCCTTTCACGAATAATTAATATACTAATTATTATATCATATATTACGACCTTTGAAAAATCCCAACCTAACTATTTTTAACTGAATCCATTTAAACCTAATTTCATCATAATTTACACCTATTTTAGACCTTTTACCTCATATTTCATTTTATCTGAAGTATAACCCAAATTATTTACCTTCTAAATACTTTTTCCCCTTTATTTCCCCCCTCAACCTAAGGGTCTCCCTTGAAGGAATTTTAAAGGTCTAAAATGTCAAAAAACACCTCTTTATACCTTAAAACTTAAAGGTGTCCTCATACCACTAAATACCACTTGTGCCAAACCTTCTAAAGAGGTGTGACCTCTTTTATCGCTGTTTAAAGGCTATTCTAAGCCTTGTTTAAAGAAAGGGGTATAATTACATTCAAAGGCTCTTTTAAAGCCTTTAAAATTGGTTTGACGAGGGGGTATAACGAAGCTGCCTCCTTCTTAATACCTAAGGTTGACTTAGAAGGTAAATTCTTACCTCCCTCTTAATATACTCACCTACCCCGCCTGTAATTACTGTTTTATTTACCTTCATCTTACCTTCTATTATACTCATTTTCAAACTCACACTTGCTTATAAACTTCATAAATACACTAATACCAAGGCTTTATTGCATTTTATTACATTTTGCTCATACACCAGAAACCTTATAATACCAAGCCTTTTCTTGAGGTTTTGTTGACCTCAAACATAACTCACACTAAAAAAAGCCCCTTAGTGTTACCTAAGGGGCTTGTGTCAAGGGTTTAAAAAATTTTTAAACTACCATATTTATATTTTAGTAGAACCTCCAAGTTCCATAATCAGTTCCACTTTCTAGTTCCATGCTTGCTACGTATCTTCTTTCGCCACTATGACTTACATACGATAACCACTCATACCCATCAGCGTAGCAATAGTGTGTGTAGTTGAACTCCTCTCCGTTTTCATACGTTGCTACTACCTCAGCATCTGTTGACGGAGCTGACCTCACATTCAGTACATCAACACCTACTGTGAATACCCTTGGCTTATCTAACTCGAATAAGTCAGTCGTTACTGGGTTACTAGCTGCTGTGTCATCAACTGGGAAATAGAACCAACCAACAATTCCGTTAAAGTCACGGCTAACATATCTAGCGGGACCACCTACATATAATGCATCCCAATTACCATCAACGTTCTGCTCGATAGTTTTTAGAGTATACCCATCTGAATCTTCGTAAACAACACCTGTATGCCCATAGCTATGACCCGCAATATATGTTGTATCTTGAACGAATACTGCACCAGCTCTTGGTCGACTATTTATATTGCCAACCTCATTATACTCAACTGTATAGCCTAAACTAGCTGCACTATTTAATAGGTCAATCGCATTCCCCCATAATACCTTACCGAAAAATAATACTGATAAGTAGTTCGGCATATCTACACATTGTGTTCCATAAGCTCCATCTTGGTCAACCCCAACTCCTAAATTAGCAATACGCTTCGCTTCATTAACTATATCTACTGTTCTTACCATTTCTTGTTTCCTCCTGAATTTTAAATATCCTTGTTATTTATACACAATCCAAACTCACACCCCATTAAAACCTTTGATTTTTGTTTTGAAACGTTGATATAACAACGTTGGTTTAAAATGTCTAAAAAATGGTTGATTTTAAGAAGTGCGATTTAACAACGTTCAGAGGGTTTTTACACCCTCCAAACATAACTCTCACTAAAATTTCATTTTTAACAAAATTTAAGTGCTTAAAAGCCTTATATAACAACTGTTTTAAGGCTTGATTTTTTTTACTAAAGTTTTTTTGACTATCAAACTTAATTGATAGTGAATATCGTTTATTTACCTCCCACAGGACGTTCATACCCTAAGGCACGTTCACTATCTCCTAACCCTTCAGTCGTTGGGTCTGTAACAACACCTAAAATTGTCAAAACCCCACACACTGCATTTATTAGTTCAACTAAATTTTCGTTTAAAGTATTGATATTTAGTTGAATACCGAACACTTTAGCGACCACTTGAACTACCAATAGTAAAGCACTTGCTAAGGCTAATATGAATCTTTTATTTCTAAACCTTACCTTCCAGTTAATCATTTAAAGTCACCTCCCTTCTAAATAATATTTAAGCTAGGCGGCCAATCATCATCAGTTAAATAACTAAATGAATTGATGTAAACTCCGAAATTGTTATTTGTTACAGAAAATTCGTCAAGTTGCATATCAACATTTAAACCGGTTCCAACAACCCTCATTCTCAAATAAGGTTGTGGAGAATGAGAGGTGTTGTAAGCATAATCGGTACCACCTTGACTTACTTCCGAAAAAATCACTTGTACATACGGTGTTGTCGGTCGCCACCCAAACGACGCTAAACCTTTAAAAATTGTAAGGTAATGTGTAGTTGGGTCTGTATTATACAAATCAGCGAATTTTGCCAACCCCTCATCTTTTTCATTGAAAAACCTCACGTTAACTAAGTTATTAATCCTTCTTAATTGCATTTTAGTACCTGTTACCGCGTTTCTAAGAGGAATATCAACCCAACCAGTATCGCCATCAACAACCTTCCATGAATCTTTAGTTTTTAACCATCTCATAGCACCGTTTGTTACATCTTCATCGATATAAACAGTACCAATTTTAGCTGCTTTACCATAAGGCGCTCCAGTACCCCTTAACTCACTTCCACCACTACTAGTATTTAATGTTGCTTTGAAATCTTCAAATTCTGATTTGTTCAACTTATTATTTAAGGCACTTGTAGTTGCTACAGATTTCAGTTTTTCAGTTAAATCATTAGTTGTTACATAATCATTTAAGTTAGGTTGTGGTATCTGCGATACCACCTCCTCAAGTTTCTTATCTAACGCATCTTTAGTTAGTAATCCTTCTAAACTTTGGTGTTGCTTTAAGAACCCTTTATCATCAACCTCTTTCAAGATTTTAGTTTTTAAAGTTTCTAAAGCTGTATCTTTAACAAACCCACTTATATCTGGAATTTCAGTTGATTTTGCATACCCACTTAAGTCTTGGTGTTCAGTTATAAAACCTAAACCATTAACCTCGTTCAATATATCTGTTTTTGCTTGTGTTAAAGCCTTCTGACTAACTAAATCTGTTAAATCATCTTTAACAATAAATGCTTTCTTAAGTGTCGCAACTTCTTCATCTAAAACATCTCTTGTTAACACATCAAACCGATCCACTACTATTGAGTTTTTGAAGTATCGTTCTTTTTCAGGCAAATCTTTCACTTTGTCGATTTCTGAAAGCTTCACATCAAATTTGAATTTGAACACATCCGAATCGACCTCAGACCCATCCAAATACAAGTAACAAACAACTGGCTCATCTCTTGTAATTAAAGTGTTATCAAATTTAACTTTGATAACACCTTCTTCAATAAGTCCTTCAGTTTTCCAAACTTTCTTACTTTTCAAAAACTTAAATAATGCAATAACCCTTTCATCCGTCAATAACTCATCTTCGACCTTAAACTCAAAATTACCGTTATTTCTATCGTGAGAATAGACCTCACTATATGAATCCTCAATCTCTCTTATAGAAGATGTATTTTTAAAAGATAATTTAATAAGTTTTTTCATTACTTACCACCACCATTACTATCATCATCAAAAGCATCTCGAATTTTTTCTAATCGTGTTCTAACCCATTTAGGAATTGGTACTCCTATTTCAGCTAAGTTTTCAACTACAGATATCCCATAACTCGCTACAAAGAAAATAACAAAACCTTTTGCTATTTCGTCAAAACCAATTAAATTCAGGTAAGGGTACAACGAAATACCCAACACCATTACTAACAGGTGCTCCAACACACCCCTTCTTCCAATTGTCGAATTTAAAGACTTAGTAACCCATGCTTTACCTAAACCTGTTAGTATATCTAACAGAATTACCGCAGCAAACACGTGGATATATACATCTCCTAATAATTCGTAATATCTTCTTATAAATTCATCTAATGTAATGTGCATTTACACTCTCCTCTTTCTAATTATTTATAAAAAGAGAGCGATTAAATCGCTCTCTCTGTAATTATTCAACCGCTAAATGTTCTAACTCCATATCTATTAAACATTCTCTAACTTTTTCTTTTAGAAACTTAGGAACTTGTTTAAAAGTACGGCGACCTTTAGCTATATTAATTGCGAATAGCATTGCCATCATTATGCTCACCTCCTTTATCTGAATTTTCATGCTCTGTAGATGTTTCACCACCATTTTCATTACCCCCTAGTGTTCCACCAAACTGTGTAATTAAGTCCATCAACGAACCTTGAGTTATATCAAGTTCCTTTTTAACCTTATCAATTTCAGCAATTTTTACATCAACTAATTTTAACTTTTCATCTAACTTTTCAAATCGCTCATTTTCAGCTCGATTTGGGAACGTCTCTTGATAGAATTGCTCAAGTACCTTAGTCACAAGTAATTCATCTTCTACAGCACTTAAATCACCTTTTAAGACCCTTGTAATTGTAGTCATTCCATCCTGAATTTGTACCCTCGTTTGTTTTACCACACCATTTTCTTCGAATATTTTATCTTTGAAATTAATTGTGTACATCTTCTTTTTCATCTCCTTTTTGTAATTGTTCATTTAATTGTTGAATTACCCCATTATATGACTCAACTACCTGAACTAACTCCTTAGCTCTCCAATCACTCGTCAAGCCCGTTAAGATACCAACAACCACAAATGGTGGGAGTTGGTACTCCCTAGCAGTTATTTCAATAAATTTAATTATTTCAGCTTGAGCTGTTGCTATTTTGCTTTCCATCTATTTAACCTCCTTCAATATATATTTACCCGTGGTTTATTATAAGCCCGTTTTGTATTTGTAATTTAACTGTTCCTCCATCAGCTGTGGCTACAAATATCGTATCGGTAATACCATAGTCAACATGTACACTATAAGGGTCTAATCTAACTCTGTTAATATAATGTAAATTCATATCTATATCACAGCCAGCATTTAAGGTATCACTTCCATAATGGTCAAACGCTTTTTTCGTATAAAACCATTTAAGAGCATAACCATCATCATTGACCTCTTCACGGGCTGCCCACGCCATATAGCCACCCTCGTAGTCTAAATCAAATACTATACCTTTAACCCTTGCGTCTTTCTTATATTGGTTAGTTCCTATATGCCCCAAGTAATACCCATCACGCCAAAACTTATAAGTACCCTCATCAATCCTTGCTGTCTTCATCCTAGCCCCATTGTAGAAATTCAACCCAGCATTTTCAAATTGTATGTAATTTGAAATATTATTCCACGCCAACCTCAATGAATTAACATTTTGCGTTAGTTTTGTACCAAAGTTACCATCTGTAACCACTGTCTCCACTTTGTTTTTCAAAAGTTTAATTTCACTAGACACTTGCTCTTTAGTCATATATTTGTTAGACAACGTTTCAGCAACTTTTAACTGGATTTCATCTTTTGACTGATTAATTAACGAAGTTAAATCTAAGGTCTCATTATTACTACCATACGTTAATCCAATGTTAATTTCATAGACCCTAATTTTAGTAAGGTCAAATCTTGTAACATTCTCACTAAACTCAAGGTTGATTACATCACAACCACTAACATTTGTACCATCAGTTCTGTAATATAGAACATTTTCGTTAGTTTTCAATTTTGTATATACCCCATCTGGTATATTTCCCTCAGTATTTGCTTGAATCACGTAATCCTCAACAGGTAAGGCAATTGCACCTTTAATATCTCGAGTTGTATCAAATACCACCTTATAATATTGCCCAACACTTGCCTTTTTAGTAGTTTTTAAAGTCAGTATCTTACCACTACCACCAGCTATTACATCAAATACCTCTTTGTCAATACTCTCTTTAAAGTCACCTTCCCAAACTTCAACATTCTTCAATTTTGTATTATCACCTAAAAGGTCTATATTTACATCACTTCCAGTAGATGATGATTTGAAAACAAAGAAGTTAGTTCCAAAGCTCAAAGGCTGAGTTAACCTCTCTTTACTTGTATATATTCGACCTTGTTTGTCAGGTTGAAAACCTCGAATATCAGCAATTAATGTGTATGTTTTTCCTTCCTCAAAATTACCATTATCTGAATTAAATCTTAAATCTGACCCGTTTTTTGACTTATCTTTCAGTAAGTATTTTCTTCGAGTAGCTAATCGATATTGCTTTTCAACTTTCTCTCCAACTTCTGATTTGAATTTTTCCAAAGTATGTTCGAAAGTGCTGTATTTTTTAACAACTTCTTTTATCAATTCAGTATCTGGCAAGTTATCTAATCTAGCAAAACACGTTGTATTCAATCCTTGGTACGTAACGAAAAAATTAGCCATTATTGGTGTCCCATCCGTTTTACGCCCCTCGGGAACAAAAACGTTAGTAACCTCCCCTAAAGTATTGTATGTAAGAACCCTAGAACCAGACCCAATTAAACCACCACTTGAAATTGTACCCTCAAGAATGAACCCCCTATCCAAACGCTTACCGTCATAAAATACATCAACTATGAATTTTAGACCTTTAACAGTACTAGCCTCGTAAGTACCCTCAATTCGAGCATTAGCAGTCAATGAATGAGCTTTCAACTCGCTTACATGTGGCATCCATTCACTAGGTACAGTATCTCCTAAAGCCATGTAAGGTTCTGCAACCTTGAAATGACCGTTTTTAGTTGTGAATATGTAGAATAAGTTATCACCTGCAGACGTGAAGTCATTTTGAACTGTATGTGTAAATTCCTTAACCACCCATTGATTTCTAGGTGTTCCATTATCTAGGTTAAACCCAGCCATTTGTCTATTACCAACATGTGATTTTAAAGCTAAATGCATACCAGCATCAACAGGCACATCATCATAAATATAAATAGGCAGTCGAATTACTATCTTGTCACCCTTTTTAAACTCTCTTTTAGAGCTGTTAAATGAAATACCTTTCCAAGCGTTTCCTCGCAACCCATTGTTGTTAACCTCCAAGGAATTACGACCATTATAATCGTTAGTAATTATTTTAGGGTTAGCACCATTTAATGTAAATGCACTAGAATCAGGAATTTCAGTTTTAAGTAATAAATTGAAATTTGGAGCAGCTTTACCATCACGACCATTATCACCTTTATCACCTTTATCTCCTTTAGCACCCACGGCACCATCAGCACCTCTAGCACCATCAGCACCTCGAATCTGACTCCATACATATTCTTTAGGGTCAGCAGGAGCTATTTGACTTTCGCCTGTATAAATACCCATATATTTCGAGTTCGGCTCAAAATTCAAGTCGCTACCATCGGGGTTATTTGAATACGCTATGTGAACATGAGTGTTAACACCATCATCACCCTTAACTTTTAACCATCGATAATCACGAGGGTTTTGGCTTGGAAGTGGGTCAGCACTTGTGTAAGTACCAATATACTCCCGATCTGCACTATCACCTGTACTAAATCTAATTGAACCATCTTCACTATCTGCATACGCCACATGCATATAATTACTTACACCAGCATCACCTTGAATTTTTATCCATTTATAGCCTTCTTTAGTCATTGGTACAGCAGGACTGTCACTTATATGTATTCCAATGTACGACATACCTTGTGAATTTTCTGTACTGAAACCAACACCTTGTGGGTTGTTAGCATATGCTACATGCATATATGAGCTTTCGCCCCTTAACTCATCTTTTTTGCTCTCAAAGACCTTTGTAGCAACCTCTTGACTGACTTTTCGAATACCATCAGCATCTACCTTTAAGTCATTCACGATAGCTTTTACACCCTCAGCTGTTACAAAGTCTTTTCTAATACTACTGTGAATAGCATCTTTCATTTTTGTAAAGATGTTTTGCGTTGTAACTTCTCCAGCCTCAAATTCTTGTCGAAATGTCTCATTCGACACTATTTCGTTAATAAATGCCTTATCTATTACCGCATTTTTGATTTTAGCAAAATTCAAGCGAGCTTGAATCGCATCTATCATTTCAGCCTCAGTAATTATAGTTTTCAATTTGCCAATGTCAGCTTCAACTGCTGCAAATATCTTAGCTTTGACCTCGTCAGGTACCACTGTATCTTTGTCAAAAAGAGCCTTCTTAACCTCTAAACTAGCCTTAGACGCTTCCTCTAAGTCTTTCATCTTAGTCTCTAAGTCAGCTTTGTCTTTCTTCAAAATACCCGCTAAATTCTTTTGAATTTTAAAGGCATCTACAGATGTTTCAATTTTTTCATTGACAGCATCCCTAACCATATTAGCCACAGCTGTACCAAAGCTAGGTTGTATAGCACCAAATCCTATAGTTTTTAATTTTTTACGCATCGGAGAATACGTATATTTTGTGATTTTTTTCTTAACATCTAATCCAAAGCGTTCATGGAATACCGTTACTGTATCGAATATTTTAACTGGTACATCAGGTTTTCCAATAACCTCTATTTCAATATTATCTTCGATTAAATCACATAACGTATTTTTAAAGTACTGTTGACCGTATTTTACTAGACCTTGTAAATCTACTACATCCTGATCATTTACTTCTAAGTTGCCCTCATAGATGTATCTGTACTTATCGATTAATGGACTATCAACCGTTGCTTTTATAACTCTTTCTTCGCCACCTTCAGCCTCAGCTGGAATTGTCTTTGTGAAATGAATTCGAGTTCTTAAGTCTTTAATTGATTTCTTTTGTTGATACCCCTTTAGGTTCTTTTTATACATGAATAGAGCCTCTTTTTCGGTACCTCCACTACTCTGTAACTTAATTCGATACTTATCACGAATTAAATCACCACCCCATTGACCCATTATTGAATGTGAATCCTTAAATAAAGCCTCTGCGGCAGTTACATTTTTAACATTGAAAGTATGTAAAGAAGATATATCCGCTGAAAATATGAAATCGTGAGGTCTAATTATTGATCTTGCTAATTGCTCCATTACCCTTGTTCCATTAGCGTTTTTAACACTTATTTCAGTAATCGCATAATTATTCAATAATGTAGCTACTTGGTTCGCGTAAACAGTAATATAAGTATGTTGCCTTTCAACTTCAAATATCACAAATTCTTGCTCACCGTGTAAATCATCAGCGACTAATAGTGTTTCTTCCTTTAATGATTTCCACAAAGGGTCTTTTACCGGGAATTTGAAACTTAATTGATAAGTACTATTACCCTCATGTACTATTTCATCGCCATATACTGAATTAAGAGAGGTTAACCCCTCCTTTAGATAAATCACACACGCCACCTCCAATTTCCTTGAATCTTAACTTTTGACACACTTCCTATTGTTCGAACACCTTGAGTACCAGGTTGAATTTCGAAGAATCCACCACGTACCCTCCAAGAGTTCTTAGGATATCCGTTATTATCATATATGTTTTGCTTTTTGTGTCTGCAGTCAATTTTGACTTTATTACCCGTTATATTAAGCACCATTACTTGGTCGCCTATCGTTAAAGTTACATCGCCAGTACCCTCAATTTCAATGATTGGCTCTGAAAATACATCACCTATGTTTTCAACACTTCCATTAGCACCTAAAGTTACCACACCTGAATCTAACGCATATCTAAATGGGTCGAATACAAGTTTAAGAGTAACTAACCACCTAGATTTACCTTGCCTTGCATACTTCATTTCAATGAAATTAGCAATATATTTAGAGTTTGATATATAATCAAACTCTAATATATTATCAAAATCATTAAATGCTGACCTCAATTTCGAAATCTTGTCAAATTCTTTTACTGAAAATACAAGCTCTCTTTCAGCACTTTCATAACCTTCATCATGAACGACATAGCTACCATTTGCACCATGTATATTAACTGTTTCGACAACCCTCTTTTTAGCCGTTTGGATATCGCCCATATCAGTTAATAGATAGTCATCTGAATTAAATTCAATTCCATTTATTTTTAACATTTTAGATACCCTCCCTTCTTACAAAAGTCATTTGTCTATCATATGAGTTCTTAGCTAAGACCTCACCATCAAGGTAAGTATTATTATCTTTGTTGGAGATTTTCTCTAATAAACCTTGTACTACATTCAATGCGTTAATAACTTCACTATTTTTATCTTCCATTGAAAAATCAGCCATACCAAAGGCATCCATACTTAAATCTCTCGATACTATACTACCAAGCTCAATGTCAGTCATTTCTTGAGTAAACTCTTTATTGATTTCATCAGCCATACCACTGATTGTATTTTTTACTACTTTGAATTTATCGTTCAGCCCTTTATCAAGACTTTCCATAATAGCATTACCAGCAGGTATTAACAGTTTACGGTCATATTCAATCGGTCCTTTATGGTCGCGAATCCATGTAGCAATACCACCTATAAACTCTTTAACGTTATCATAAGCTCGTTTTAAACCATTTAAGAAACCAGTAATGATTTCCCAGCCGGCATCCCAAAGGTTAATATCTTTTAAGCCAAAAAAGAACTCTTTTACTCTTTCAACAGCTCTACTAACGCCTTCTTTTAAATCTTCCCAAGCCTTTTCAGCTCCTTTAACAATACCGTTAACTAAATCACTTACTGTTTCTTTGATACGCTCCCAGCCACTTCTAACAGCCTCCTTAATCGACTCCCAAAGCCTAGATAAGAATGCACTAAAATCGTTGAAAATGTTAGTTGCTGTTTCTACAATACTATTGAACGTAGTTGAGAAAAACTCTTTTACGCTGTTCCATACCGTTTCTACAGTTGATTTAATACTATCCCAAGTTGTGCTAAAGAACTCTTTTACGCTGTTCCACACCGTTTCAACTGTTATCTTAATTCCTTCCCAAAGGGTACTGAAAAACTCTTTTATTCCATTCCAAACAGTCTCAACTGTTGTCTTAATTCCTTCCCAAAGGGTACTGAAAAACTCTTTTATACCGTTCCAAACGGTTTCGACAGTTGTTTTTATACCTAACCATAAACCACTAAAGAACTCCTTAATACCAGTCCATACTGTCTCAATTGTGGTTTTTATACCTAACCATAAACCACTAAAGAACTCCTTAATGCCATTCCATACAGTTTCTATTGTAGTTTTTATGCCTTCCCATAAACCACTAAAGAAATCCTTAATACCATTCCAAAGGTTAGTTAAAAACTCAACAAAAGATGACCATATCTGTTTACCTTTTTCAGTCTGTGTAAAGAAATATATTAAACCAGCTACGACAGCTGCGATTGCTGCTACTAACAATATCATCGGATTAGCCATTAATATGTTAAAAAAGCCAGCAACTGCCGGTTTAAGAAGATTAAATACAGACTGCAATCCGCTAACTGTACCTTTAAACACCTTCATAACTGTATCAGCATTTTTAACCTTATCAATTAGATTTGTAACCCCATTAGCCGTTTTTAACGCTAATAACAATCCAATTAAAGCTGATAAAACAACTTTCAAAATACCAGCCGCTGTTTCATTTTCTTTAAAAAAGTCAGTTAAACCTTTTACAATATCAGCCACTTTTTTAACCCAGCCCGAGAATGTCGCAAATGCAGCACTTAAACGTTCCACAACCCCTGCAGTATCATTAACACCAAGTAAATCTTGGATAAAATTTAAAACACCACTTGCTACATTCTTCAAAGTTTCATAAACAGTACTAAATGTGGTCTTTATATTTTCAAAAGTCGTGATTATGTTTGTTGCAACACCTTCATCAATACCAAAAGACTTCATTAAGTCAATAGCACCTTCTTTAGATAAACTACCAGTTAAAAAGCCAATTACACCCTCAAATGCACCTCGAATACCATTCAACGTTGTTTTTATTTTTTCAACGGTTTCTTTTCCTAAAATACCCTCTAGCTGATCAGCTATTCCACTCAATGCTCCAAAGACCAACGCAGGAACACCTTTTAATAAGTTACCAATCATTGGAAGTAAGTTACCAACTAAGAACGTTGATACAGTTTGACCTAATTGCTCTAATGCAGGTTGGATGTCCTCTCCTAATGCTAACTTACCTAGCAAGTTAGTAAAAGCAGCTTTCATTGACCTAAACGACCCTTGTAATGTTGAAGCTGCTTCTTTAGCTGTTGTTCCTGTAATACCCAACTCGCCTTGAATAACGTGAATTGCCTCATAAACATCACTTAAATTATTTATATCATATTTGACACCTGTTATTTTTTGAGCGTCGGCTAACAGTCGCTCCATTTCTTGTTTTGTACCACCATAACCCAGCTTCAAGTTGTCTAACATAGTGTAGTTTTTCTTAGCGAAACCTTGATAGGCATTCTGAATTGACTCCATAGATGTACCCATCTTATTAGAGTTATCCGCCATATCTATCATTGCCATGTTCGCAACCTTCGCAGCTTTAGAGGTGTCACCACCTAAAGAACTAATTAAACTTGCACTAAAACCTGTTACGTTTTCCATATATGCGTTAGCAGATAAGCCTGTTGTCTTATATGCCTCGTTCGCATATTGTTTTACCACATCAGCATTATTTTTAAATAAGGTCTCAACTCCACCTAAAGACTGCTGTAACTTACCACCCTCAAGGATGGAGTCTTTTATTAATGTTCCTATACCAGCAGCTACTATAGCACCTTTTATAGAAGACATTAAACTATTCCCAACATTCTTACCGGCTGGAACAATATCACCTTGCATCTCTTTTGTAATCTTTTCAGATATACCTTTTGCAGAAGGTAATATCTGTATATATGCTTTACCTAAATTAGTAGCCATATATTACCCTCCTTCCTTCAATATTTTATCTTTCATAATCTCAAACTCCTCGCTAGTTTCGAAAGCTACACCTTCATTTACTTTAGGTGGTTTATTTATGCTTTCAAGAATTGACTTAGGTTTATTACGTCCCTTAGAACCGTCTTTTGTCTTAGCCCAAATCAAAATACCAAGCCTATCAACTATGGACGCTAAAAGCATTGAATCCAACTTGACTTTTTGACCCGACATCCTCAACATAATTCTTGAATTATCTCTCAAACCACCACAAAAAATAGCCACCTGTAATGGTGGCATATTTCTATAATCGTAAATTCCGTATGTTTCAGCTAAATCGCATATAACTGCGTCTTCATCAAACTTCAACATACCAGCGAGGACTACTAGTTTTTTAACCTAGCTTGAGCCTCGAATATATCTTGTAATTCTTTTGTGATTTTTTCCGTGTTGACTGTACCATCTTTTTCCCTAAGATGATTTTTTAACTTATTCGTTTGCTCGTTACCTAAAAGTAATTTTAGAACTTTTGGTAAGACTAATGGGTTGTCTTCCATCTCCCCTAAAACCTCAACTAATTCATAGTTGTTTAAATTGTTAACTGGGATTGAGTAAGCAAACCCACTCTTAGTTACTCCAACCAAATCTTTCATGTTCTACCTCCTATTAAACTGTTCCTTTTTTAATGTATTCATAGTGTGTATTTCCACTAGCATCTGGGAATGCATTTAATGTTGTTTCATACCCCACCATTTCTGAGTCTGTATATGTAATTTCCCCAACTTCTGTTACTTTTCCGTTAGGGATAACGATACGTTTTAAAATACCACCTTTTAGAATCATTTCAATAACAACACAATGTTGCTCTAACTCTTTTGCATTGGCTTTAATTGTGATACCTGTTGTTACATCTCCTGTTACGTTGGCATCTCCGTAAATTTCTTTTAAAACGTCCACATTTAATGACTCGATTAATGTGTAAGTGAATGTATCTGATTTTTCAGTCTGAACCGTATCAACGATATCTCCACCCCATGCTTTTAAGTTTTCTGTCTCAGCTGTGTTTTCGTTTGTCAAACCGTCTTCTGAAACGTACCCTAACGCTCTGAACGCTACATTTAATTTTGTTGTGGCATCCTCTGGTAATGCTGTACCAAGAGGTGCTGAATAAATAGCTCCACCTATCTTAGGTTTTGCTGCTGTTACATTTTGTACATCTGCCATGTTTATATCTCCTTTTTATTTAATAATGATTAATATTGAATACCGCTTGATAACGATACCTCTTAGTTTCAGTATCTGTAAAGTTATAATCACTATTTAACTTCACTTTTGCTACCTCAGGTACTTCAACCATCTCGTACATCAAATTTTTGATTTTTTCATTTAATTTAGCAGCTTCAAATAATGAAGCTCCATAACTCTGAATTGCTACTGTTGATGAATTTAATAAGTTCTCTCGTGAACTTCCTGTTTTTTGAATTAAAACGAAATTATTAGGTAAGTTTGGTTGGTGTTCTAATACCACAGGTATTTCTACTTTCGTATCTAAAAATTTTTTCAACGTTAATTCAATCATTGTCCTAAAGCCTTTAATAATGTGTTATTTTTGTTATTATCTCGCACAGCACCTCGTGTCATAGCTTGAACTCTAACTGTAGTTCGGTTACGACCAACAACGGTACTTGTTTCATACCCTTTTCCTGCATTGTTCTTGATTTTATTCGCCTTAGCCTCAAGAATAGCCGTCATTTCTGGGCTTTTCATAAGTTCCGCTACACCAGCACGATTTAATATAAATTTGTTACGCATAACGTTCCACCATCACTTTCTTGTGCCATTTTAGAGGTATCATTGACTCAATTCCTTGTTGAGCAATTCCTATCGTTCTCCATTTATTTCCAAAGAAAATAACCTCTTTATTTTCCCATGAATTAGTATCCCCTTTAGGAATCCCTAATATGTACTCAGCTTTCTTACCAACCAAGTTTACGCTGTTGGTAATATCATCAGTAGACGCAGGCGCTACAATCACATCTTTAACCCTTTTCTCTTTATCAACAAAAATAGGATGACCAAAATCATCTACACCATTTTGAATTTTGTCAATTAATATAATATCAATACCTTTAAGTAATACCATAAAAATCAATTGCTCCAAATCTTTGTCTTTTTAATCCTAAACGTTTTAACTCATTATCTTTTATGAATAAACCCCCACCAGGAACTAAGAACGATCCTGACACAGAATACCCTAAGGCTGACTCTGAATATTGAGTCATTGGCTCTTGTCTAGTAGAAGTCATTAATGTCCTAGCTACTATATCAACCAATACCGATTTAACCACGTAAGCATAACTTTCATCCGCTTTTACCATTAAATCAAGGTCTTTCTTGACTTTTTTAGCCTCAACACGTAGAACGTGAGAAACTGTTGTTAACAGCTCCTCAGCGCGTTCCTCTTCGTCACTTTCTAATGTTCTCCAAAGTACACTTAAATCATCAACCGTAGCAAAGGGTTTTAATTCTGACATTAAAACACCTCCTATTTCTCAGGTTCTACTTCTTCAACCTCAACCTTTTTAGGGTTCTTAGGTTTCTCAGGAGCTTTTACAAGCTCCCAATCACCACTTAGTTCACTCTCGGTTTCAATAGTAATACCTGTTTCCTTATTTATGTAAACCTTCATAATCTAACTCCTATTAAGCCTCAACTACACGAGCGAATGCTTTTTCATCAAGGATACTCCACCCAATGTAAGCCTCAGCTCGTAAGCAAATCTCGTTATATGCTTTTAAATCACGACCAGAACCGTCTGGGTCACCATACTCGATAATTTCCATTGGAATATTCTCCGCGTAACCCCATTTGAACGCATTTTGGAAATCCCCAACTACTGCATGGTCTGCTTTACCACCATCAGCTTTCTTAACAGCTAATGTTTTGTTAATATCTAAATCTAAGCCAAAGAAGTTTTCAGGTTTTTGCCCCATTTTGAACTCAGGGTATAAAGATACACCATTTTTATCTTTTACCTTAGATAATGATTGAGCAGCTAATGGAGATAAGGCAATTCCAGTTACCTCTTTACCGTCAGCTATAATTGTTTGAACGGCCGCATCTAAATTGTCATCAACCGTATCAGCTGCAAATGTTACCACATTACCAGTAACTAATCCATCAAATGAGTTTGTATCTTTAAAAGTACCGTCAGTTAATGACTTAGGTTCTAACCCGTGTAATGCCGCAATATCGAATGCCTCAGCAATTCGTTTAGCGAATCCTTCAGCGTAATATTGTAAGTAGTTCAGTTTCTTTTCATCAGAAGCATACATAAATTCATCTGTAATACGAGCTTGATAAACGAACTTAAATGGTTTAATTATTTTAGACGTTACAGTAGCTACACCAGCTTGTTTTTGTTCACCCTCACCAACGATTTGTGCATTACCGTCTAAGTTAAATACGAACTGCTCAGCACCACTAAATGGGATCGGTTGTTGCGTTGATAATTTAGCTAGTGTTGAATGTCCCGTAACCTTGCTCATAATATCTGTTACTAATTCAGGACTAAATAATGTCCCTTTCTTTGTTGCTTTTGTTTCTGTCATAATTTTAATTCTCCTTATTTTAAAAATTTTTATTTTAAGTTATTTACTACGTCTTGCCATGCTGCACTTACACCACTTTTAACAGGGCGTTCAACATCAGCAAGAGGTTGTTTATATGTTGGTTGATTACCAACCATTAATGACGCTAGACGTTCAGCGTCCTCAGTTAAACTTTCCTCAGAATCACCCTTTAATCTATCAGCTAAATCAAATGGTAAATTGTATTTGATAGCCACTTTCTGTTTAAGAGCTTTAGTCTCCCAACCTTGTACATTTTTCTCAAGTTCTGCTATCTTATTCTTATCATTACCCTCGATTTCCTTCTGTTTATCTAGTAACTCAGTTAATTTTAACTTCTCCGTCTCTAAATCTTGAACCTTAGCACTTAATGAATCATAATCAGCATATTTAGCTTTCACACGCTCAATACGATTTTTTATAATTTCATCCAATTGCTCTTGTGTTTCAATAATTTTAAATTCTGACATTTTTAATATCTCCTTTTCCCGGTTTCCCCGACCGTTCGGTAATTTTTCGGTTAGCTAATACCTAACCCTTGTTTTTTTCTTAGGCTTAGCAATACTGCAAGCCCAATGCGCTAATAAAGCACTATCTAATAACGAAATATCCATATCATCAAATTGCGATTTGTATCCAAAACCACCATTACTACCAATATTACGCTTTTCACAGTTAGTCGCAACCTTTCTCAGTGAAGGTTGATTATTGTGGCATAGCGTTTTTTGGTAAATACCTTGCTCAAACGTTGAGTTAGCAACTACAATCTCTTTTACTGTTGGGAGTACAACTTTTTTAATTTTGTTATGTTTTAACTCCTCTTCAAGTACCTTCTGACCGCTTGCACCATCAACCACTATCTTCTTAATATCAGCTTTTTTCAAGAAATCTATAATCCACCTAAAGCCATTTCTAACACTCTGGCAGTCAATTACCTCGACAAATACCCGATCATCTTTAGTTCTAACAGCTATACTCATACTAACATTAGCTCCGTCATTCCCAAATTTAATACCCGCGAATAACTTTCCTTTGAATTTTGGTTTTCCGTCAATTTTTAACGAATCCCATTCTTTTTCACTTATTACAGATTTTTGAGAGAAGGTCGGCCAATACCCAAGCCTTTGTACATTATGGTCTAGTTTATCCTCACCAAGCTCGGCTTCAATTTTACGTTCTGTTAAATGATAACCTAATGAAGGGTTGGTTAAATACCAAGCCTCAACATCATCAATTTCCTTTTCTTCTTCCACAGACCACTCAGCCCAGCCCGAATATTTGCTAGTACCAAATAGACAAGCATCTCGAAACTTAGTAAAAACAGTACCAACTGATACTGGTGTTGGAGGTGTCCCACACATAATGGTTAAAGGGTTTGGGCTGTCAGTTACCGTATATTTAAGGGCTGACTCCTGCTCTAAAGTATACTCTTGAGCCTCATCAATAACCATTAAATCGAACCCCTCTCCTAATCCACCATTTTTGGTTCTGGTTCTGAATTGAATTACACCTTCAGTAGCATAAAGTTCAATACGTTCTTGACCTTTAGCTTTGATAGAGTTGAAATCCTCTCCGTCCTTATACCCCATCTTTTCCAAGTACTTCTTTACTTTCTCAAATGATGAATGAGATGTGCTTATTCTGTGAGCTGTATGAAGGATATTCAAACCTTGATGTAACCCCCAAAGCTCTAGTATATATACTATTTCAGTTTTACCATTCCTTCTAGGTAATGAATACCCAAACTTTTGATGAGTCCAAAGACCATCTTCATCAACAGCCATTATGTCTTTTAGAAGGTACTTTTGCCAGTCATAAACCTCTAATTTGGTTTTCTCGTACAAATCAATAGCTTCTTGATATTTAGTTTCGTTATATTCTAAAACCACCGATTGAGAGGGGGTTTGACTTCCATATCGTTTCATATTAAAGGTTCTCCTCCACTCCAATCACTTGCCTAGTTTAAAGACTTGCGACAGGTCAAATTTTTATCCTTTTAAATCACTTAAAGTATAATCAAACTTCTTGGTGTGTACATCTTGCCTAACACCCTTTTTAGGTACGTATTCGACAGTACACCTACAATTTGAATGCCTCCTATAAACATCTTTAGGCACGTCAGGGTAAGCATATACCCCAACTAAATTCTTGCACCACTTACAACAATTACCGCCCTCTTTTCTAGTTACTTTAGCTCCTAATCCAACATTATGATGAAATTCAGCATTTTTACGAATCATATCATCAACAATACTCTGACTAAAGTTAACTATCGGAGCATTTAACAACCATTTGGAATCTTTAAAATCTTCCGTCAATAATCTACTTAGTAACCCCTCAAGACGACTTTTGTTAAATTCAGGAACTTGAACAGCTAACCCAATATCAGCTTTTTTATTCAGCAAACCTTGAACCAATACACCTTGATTAGTGATTAACCTATGATTTTCTAAAAGTCGATCATTTAAAATTTCCTCAATTATATCTTTAGGGTCAACAACTATGTGCTTTTCAAAAGCACCAGCTAAAGTCTCCCCAACCGCTAATGCAAATTCATTTACATCTGCATAAGTTTTTGCATTAAAATCTATATCCTTCAATTCTTGCTCAAAAGTCGCCGTTATCTTTTGTAAAATTTCATTACTCATTTGAATCCACCAATACTTCCGTATTATTTAACATCATTTCAGCCTCTTCTTTCGTTCGACCCATTGACATCAGTAATAATACCCCGTTTTCTTTTGAAACTACACCTTTTTGATAATTGCTCAAAAGTGAGGTGATTTCATAAGTGGATATTATCCTGTTTTTTTGCTTATCTCCACTATCAGTAGATTTTGCAGTAGCTTCCTCAACCCTCGGTACAGCGTTTAAATCACCTTTTATACCTGTTAAATCACGTACAACCTTAGCATCTAAATAACCAGGAATTGCTTGGTTCAATTTAAGAACACCATCACCAATTAATGTTAGCATATTGGCATCAGCCTCAAACAATGGCTCCCATTTAGGTTTCGTTTTAATGAAGGAACTTCTTTTGTAATGAAAATCATCACGTAAGCAAGCAGCTACATAAGCTACATTTATAAGCCCACTACCCAGCGAACGTTGAGCTTTACGACCAGCTAACCTTAAGTTCTCATGTGACGCTTTAATTGCTTCGACACTTGAAGGGTTATCGGACACAAATCCTAAATCATCAAGGGTTAACCCCGTTTCCCCAGCAAATAATGCCGCTGCAGTCCTTAATTGCTCTGTAAAAGGCGACATTGAAGGTGTTGTGAATTGCCCAACAGTTGGGTTGTTACCATCACCACTAGCTGTTATTTGCAACATACTAGAAATTGTAGCCTTCCAAGTCTCAAGTGGCTCAGCATCTTCATCCATACCTAAGATGTATTTTTGAGGAAATGAATAAAATTCAGCTGTAACGTCAGCTCTCTCAAGGGTTCTTTTTGCCAATTTCTGGTAATACATACCAGACCTTGTTATTCTTGACCTTCCAAAAGGTCGAACACTATCAGGAGCATGTATTATCGGTACTAATAAAGGTATGCCCGCAGTATTTGGAATTACTGTCGTTTCTTTCGATTTTGAATCAATAATAACCGTCTCTGAATCTGTAAAATAAGCCTCAATTACTGCTTTTCCATAATCATCACGTTTCAAGACAGCATAACCCTCAGTCAATAACCCTGTTATTGGGTCGATAATTCCCGTAGCGTTGGTTGCCTCAATTACTTGTAACCTTGGAATACCCTCATCTCCTTTTGAAATGTAAACAAAACTACAACTTGCTATCAAAGAGCTTAATATCACTGAATCAAAGAAGATATCAGGGTTATTTTGTTCAAAAATCTCATTAACCCTAAATTCATCATTCTCAAATTCTCGAAAGACCAACCTATCAGCTAAACTATCGACAGCTTTTGTACACCAACCTAAAACCGACAAATATTGCTGTCTTAAAGACATCGGAATTGTGATACCAACTTGCATTTCCTCGTGTTTCATTGCATATTGCTTATATCGTAAGTTTGTTCGATAAGTGGTTGTTACCAACTTATCTCGTAAGTACTTAATTCCTTTTCTCTCCAAATTTTTCACTCCTCTCCTTCTATGTTTATAACTCTCACGAAAAAATATGTACAGTGACGGCGTGAAGTTCTGAGCGATTACAGGGAGGGAGATACCCCCCAGCCTTGATAAATCAACGTTTTTGACTAAATTTTAATCTAAAACCTTGATAAATCAACGTTTTTAAGCACTTTTTTGCCTTTTTTGCCCTTTTTTGCACTTTTTTCGTGTTTTTTGCCAATTTTTACTAAATTTTTGCTATTTACCCTTGTATGATACCCAATCAAGAGTTTGTGGCAAGTTCCTGTTGCCAATCACCTCAGTCTTTTTAGCTTGTCCACCTGCAAAGAACTTATCTGACTTTTGCCTGTTACACTGCATGTGTGCCAACTGTAAGTTGTCAAGACTTGAAGGATGTCCACCCTTTGCTATTGGAATTATATGGTCTATCACTGGACTTAAAGGGTCTGGAAACTTTACCTTCTTATCAACTAAATGACCACAAATACCACAAGTGTTTTGGGTTTTCAATATCCGCTTTTTATTCTTCTCAAACTCGGTGCGATGCCCCCCGGTCTTATCTACACGCATGGTGTTTTCCTCCATACCCCCCCTCTAAGATTTTAAGTACCCCGGGGGTTTTTCTCTCAACTTTCTTATTAATCTCTTATAAATACTTATACCCCTCATATACAACAAAAAAGAGTGTTAACTACACTCTATTAATAAAGAAGACTAGACGAGGTTGCGAACGAACAAATGAATAAAAAATGTACAACTTGGTTTTCTCTTTCTCTAATATGAAGGTAGAAACTTTAACTAAATAAAATGAATGGACTAACGACCTCGCCTAATCTTCATACTACTATATTACCGCATTCAGAGTTAAAGATGTTTATATTTAATTAAAAATGTTTATATTTAGTTAAAAATCTTTATATTTAGTTAAAAAAGTTTATACTCTCAAACTATCTTTGATTAGAAGTAAATGCCTAAGACCTCCTCTAAATAAAAAAATAATAGGCTTTGTTTAATACCAATAATATACCTCTAAGCCTATTTCTTCTATATATTCAATTATTAATACCCTTTTAATATGAAGGTAAACCTTAACCTAAGCTAACCCCCTCGTTGACCTCACTAACCTTATTATCCTCAGGTAACCTCAATACCCCAAGGGCTTTGGCATGGTAAACATTTCTTGAGTTAGTTGTTAACCCCATGATTTGCTCAACCTCACCCCATTCTAACCTCTCGATATACCTCAATGTTAATAGCAAGGAATACCTAGGGTCAGTTACTTCATTAATACAGGTAAAGACTTGGTCTTTCCTTTTAACTAACTCAACACATGTTAAGTATATATCCTTCTTATATCGGTCAGTCTTATCAATTAAAGACTCAATACCACCTTTGCCTAAGCCTCCCTTCAGTTGCTCCTTAGAATAGTCAATTGCACTCACCCCAACCTTACGAGCTTCCTCGGCTTTTAACACCCTTTCTAAACTTTCTATTCTATCTATTAAATACCCAACGCCCTCTAAAAATACCCTCTTCTTATCATTCGAACTTCTACACATATCCAGCAACTACCTCCTTATTTTCATTATTTGAAAAAACTGTAAAAACCCACTATTTTAAAACCTTCTATTTCTAAGATACCCTCAGGGGTTTTTTCTATATGAAGGACAACCCCTTCTTTATTTGAACACTCAAGTTGACCTTCTCTAGCTAAATCCTCTACGAATACCCTGTTTAACCCTTTGCTTAAGCCCTCTGTTATTCCAAGGCTTAGGTCAACCTCAAATATTTCTGCTAAGGACATACCCTCTAAGGCTTTGTAAACCTCACTTAAATCGTTGATTAAATCAACTAAATGTAACCTGTGGTTTATTTTAGATTTGAAATCTTCTCTTAATAAACCATAGCTTAAGGCATCCTTCAATACCCTTACTTCGTTACTATCTAAAGAAAGTAAGGTTGATTTAGAAGGGGTTGTCGAAGGACTCCTTCTAACGAACCTCCTCACTTTAAATACCGAAGGTGTTGAAGGGGTTGTTGAGTTGACCTCTTGAGGTCTTCTTACAACTAAACAGTCTTTTACATCATTCCAGTATACGAAGGTAAATGACTCATAACCTTCTAAAAAACCATAAATGTCTTTTTGTTTCCTCATAAGTACCGATTTCTGAAATCTCATTTTATTTAATAACCAACCCATTACCCTCTCCTCATATAAACCAGCGACACCTGCTGCCTTATAATCAGTTAATACAGTCATTAAACCTGCTAGACCTCCTAGGTCTGTTTCAAACCCCAACACTAGCTGCTGGGCTTTGGTTCTTTTTATTTCATAAGTCTTGTCTAACATTTTGTAGACCTCCATTCATTTTAATTTATTTAAACCTTCTAAAATTAAAGGCGTTGCCAACTCGGGTTGGGGGAAATTAAAGAGTCTCCCACCTCCCCGGCTTGTATTTTTAATATTATTTAACAAGTCATCAATTATTTATATCCCTCATATACTTATAATTCAAACTCTCAATACCCCTTCAAAATCTATTTAGGTTTTTAAAACCTATTAAATCAAGGTTTTGTAAGGTTTTAGCTATTTATTTATGAAGGTGTTTAAAATTTTATAGCCCCTCAAAACCTTTAAGTATCAAGGGGTTTGATACCCTTGTGTATTTTGTTTTAAAGAAAAAACATAACTCACACTTAATTTTGACTGAAAACACCCCGAAACCCTTGGAGCTGTAGGAGAAAAATTTTTATTGAAAATCCGTCTGAACGATATCCATAAATTCTTCTTCACTTAAATAAATTAATCCAAGGTCTTCCATTTCTCGAACATACCCCTCGTAGACCTCACTTGCGTTAGCACCAGAAGGGTCTAATTCACTTAAATGCTTCTCTAAGATTTCAGTAAACTCATCAGAATCAGCATTAGATATTATTTCATCTTCATCCTCAAAGACTTCATCAGCTTGAACATACTCGATTTCAAACTCTTCATCTTCTTCATCTTCAAAAATACCCTCAAGGTCGCTGCCTCTTGTGATTTCGCGTAACTCCTTCATCACTTCTTCCTTAACCTCGTTTAACGAAGGATATACCCTTGATGTTTTTGTTTTTGGTTCAAGTTTTGGTAAAGGTCGAGGACGCTCAACCTTAACCTCACTTAAATCACCTGTATAAATTTCCTCCATTGTTAACGTTCTTTTTTCCATTGTCTTTCTACCTCCCATATTTCTTATTTAAAGCATTAACTGTTGCCTCAAACTCAGCTTTTGCTGTTAACCCAAGCAACCTTCTTTGTTCATGCACTCTTATTTTTACTCGTTGCCCGGAAACCTTATCAATTATTACCCCTTTAGGGTTCATCTCTGAAATTGTGTAATTCTCAAACAATGCTAATTCCAATCCATACCTTCCAAATACCAAAACCACATCTCCTCGTTTTAGATTTTCAATGTCTGTATGGAAATAATGAATATCATCACTTAAATTTCCTTCGAAACCTTTAATTCTTACCATAGCAATTAACATGTTGCAGTTACCTCCATTTTTAATTGACGTAAAGCTAGACCATGTAAGACGTTCTCACTTGCGTTGCACCACTCTAAATTGTTAACCTTATTGTTATCTTTAACCCCATCAATATGGTTTACGTAAGGTTTTCCCTCAACCACGGGGATAAACGCTGTCGCTACTAATCTATGAACAAATAGCTTAACTGGTTTACCATTAGCATCAAATAATGTTACTTTCCTATACCCCTTACCTGAGCGATAAGGTCTAATCTTTCTAATTTTGTTGTTGCAAAAAGAAAGCACCACACCATCTCGGCTTACCGCATATCTTCGTTCAAAACCTTCAACCCACTTAAATATTTCGTTTTTCATTTTTCCTTACCCCTTAATTTATTCTGTTATAAATATTAATATTAAATTTGTTAATAATAGCAACCCAACCATTTGCATTACCTCTAATCCAAATAGTAATGCTAACGCTAAACTCATTAAATTGATTAACCCAACCATTATCTTTAACCCTAAACCTCGTAAAACCATCCTAAATACCCTCTCTTTCGCTCAACCTGTTAATGTGGTTGATATAGTTATAAACCCTTACTCTGTTATAAGTTTTATTTGTTTTTAAAGTCCCTTGAACGTACATGTAAGAATCTTCTAATCTCTCAATATCTTTTAAGTAACTGTTGAACTTGTCCTTAGATCCCTCTAATCCTAGTTCAACCATTAACTCCTTACGACTTACCCAATTCTCAGGGTTCTTTAACTTATCACTAAACGCATCGTAAATCTCAACCAATATGTTTTCTACCTCCTTACTTACCTTGCCCAAAACATTTATTCCGTATCACTTGTGCTAAAAAAATCGATACCATCGTATTTTGTTTTGTACAGTATCTCAAGATTTTTGATTTGCAAAGCATCAGGATACGTTACACCTCGTTCCCAATTGCTTAATGTAGCACTTGAAATGCCTAGTTTATCAGCTGCTTCCTTCAAAGTTAGCCCGTTTAATACCCTCAGCACCTTCAATTTATATTTTGCCATATAAATCGCCCTCCTCCTTCTTTATAAATATATAATAACGCTTTTTCTGTATTCTGTCAACAAAAATTTAAAAAAATTTTAAAAAACACGAAAAAAATTTAAATATTTTTAAAATAAGTATTGACAAACAGTGCTATACATGATATTCTTGAGTTACATAGTTTTAAACCTAATTTTCGTATGTTTTTGAAAGGAGATGCCGAAATGAAAGACAAGATGAGTGAAAAAGAGATATTCGCAAATAATTTGAAATTTCTTATAAAGCAAAAAAGAATGAATTACAAAGAGTTTGCAGCCGCTATTGATACCAAATATACTACAACCTTGGAATGGGTCAACGGACGTACCTTCCCCAGAATAGAAAAATTAGAAGTAATTGCTGATTATTTTAAAGTACCCAAATCAAAATTGTTAGATGAACATTTGATGACAGTTAAATCATTTTTAGATTTAGAAAACTTGTTAAACAATACCCTTAACGCAATTGAAACCTCTGATACTATAATCTATAAGAAAATGAAACTGAAAGATGATAACGTCATGTTTGTTAAAAAAACCCTCCAACAAATTATTGAATTCCTGAACGAGGAACACAGCAACTACAATAAACGACAAGAGTTTGAAAAAATGTTAGCGTTGATGACAACGAAACATAAAGAATACTACGAGTAATGAAGGAAAAGAGGTGACCTCATTTGTATATAGAAGAACTTAAAAATGGTAAATTCAAATACATTCAGTCCTACAAAGACTTGAAGGGTAATACCAAACGTATATCTGTCACTAAATCCAACAAAACTAGAGCAACCCAAAAGCAAGCCCTCGAAGAACTCAACCATCGAATTAATGAAATTCTAAACACCAATCCAACCAATAAAGTCGTTAAACCCCTCAAAGACGACTTCCTCAACCTTAAGAAGGATACACTTACCCCTCATACGTTCCTTCTATATAAGAAAACTTTAGAAATCATACCCGATAACGAAATCCTAAAGGACATAACCAAACTTAAATACGAACGTAAAATAATAGAACTCAGAAATACCCACTCGTTCAAAACCCTTAAAGTGAAGGTTGCAATACTCAACAACTTCTTTAAATATATCAAGAAATACCACCTTAGTACGTTCGAAGTTCACCTCGAATATACCCCAACTAAAGATGAAAAAGCACAAGAAATACAAAAAGTGAAGTTCTTAGAAAAAGATGAAATCCAACCAACCCTCGATAAAATCAAAAATAATACCGTTAAGTGTATTGCGATAATTCAACTTTACACTGGTATGCGAGTAGGAGAAGTGCTGGCACTTACCCCTCAAGACGTTGATTTCAATAATAAAACTATCAATATCACCAAAACCAAAACTCAATTTGATACCATTACTTCTCCTAAAACGTTGACCTCTATTAGAAATATTGAAGTCTCCTCAAATACCCTTAACATAATCAAAGACTTCATAACCCAGAAGGAGTTCATATTTGATATCTCCTATAACACAATCTCTTATCATTTATCTAAAATTGGTCTAAAATCACACATCTTTAGACATACCCATGTTGCCCTCCTTATAGAACAAGGAATACCCATTAAGGTAATATCTAAGAGATTAGGTCATGCCAATACCCAAACTACCCTTGAGATTTACACACACGTTACCAATAACATGAAGGATAACCTCCGTGAAAAATTAGAAAACCTTTCCCCTTTTATTCCCCCTCTTAACCCTTAAATATAACAAAAAAACCCCCCCCGTCTCTCAAAAATAAACAAAATGATTTTTTTTTTTTTTTATTATTTTT